ATCCAGATACCGGAGGCAGTTTTCCCGGCGCCCCGTCGGAGCCGCGCTCTCCATCTTTTCCGTCTACGCCGTCGCGGCCATCTTTTCCGTCCACGCCATCGCGACCGTCTTTTGCTGGCGGCAACGACGCGACAGCTCGCGCAACGGCTTCTTCAATTGCCGGCGAGACGTCCTCGATACTGATGCTAGCGCCGTCCTTCGGCCTATCCCATGTTGCAAGGACGCGCTCGCATTCGATGCGGACCATCTCGCGCACTTCCTCAACTGCGACAGGTGCTCCGTCTCGCCCATCGACGCCATCTCGTCCGGGGGCACCCGGCTCTCCATCTTTGACGGAGGCAAGACGTTCTGAAAGCCGACGCTCAAGCTCCATTACTGACGCGATCCTGAGATCCATCTCGGCAACTCTCGCCCGATAATCGGCCTCACGGATTTCACGTTCCGATTTCGCATCTCGCAGGACGGCCGCCATCATTCTGGCGACAGCGTCCGCCGCGGCGTCAGTGAACCGAGCTAGCGTGTCGCGCGACGAGGTCATCGATTTGCCGGCTGTAGTCTTCGTAGGTTCGACCTGCGTCGTCATCGTCTTCCTCGCTGTTGGGAGCGGGCGCGGTCGGCGCTACCTTGTTTGGATCCGGAGGCGTCATCTTGCTGCCGTAACTGAGCGGGACAACCTGCTGCTGAACCCTCGGCTCGGCGCCATGGCCCCCAGGTGTGCGCGGGAGACCAATCTCGTTCCGCGCCTCGTCAGACGAATGAATTCCGCTGATCGCGCTGCGAGATAGACCTTCGATGAGCTCCTTGAAGTTGCTTCGAAGGAGTGCCTTGGTGTCAAATTCAAGGTATTCGTCCGGTTGACCCTTCAGGCCGAAGAGAAGCCCGAAAGCCTCCTCGATGTGATTGAGAGCGAAACCGAGGCCAGACGACTTCCACGACGACATCAGGGCTTCCGTCGACGCGAACGGCGTGCCACCTACCCCCAGAACCTGAAGCGGCATCCTGAACGCCAGAGCAATGCTCTGATCTGTGATTTTTAGCATGTCCGCGAGGGCCGTATCATCAGCCGATACAGTGACAGGCTTGGCTTTCAGACCCCAGGAAAGAATCGGAGTTCCTCCTGCGTTTTCTCCCTGCGTCTGCCTGTCCCATACCTCGCGAAGTTCTTTCGTCTGCTCAGCCGTCAGTTTTTGGTCAGTCTCCAGCATGAACGAAGGTCTGGCCTGGTTGAGGTAGAACGCGATCTGCTGATTAAGCGCAGCGCCCGCCATCGAGCGCTCCAAGACCGTCGCGACGATCGGGCTCTCGCCTTTCAGCGGATGAAGTGGCGTATGAAGCCGGATGTGAAGAACATCCCTGGCAGGGATTGGATATGAAAGGTCAAACCGGCGCTCCACAATCTGGTTGCCGGAAAGGGAGTAAAAAATGGAGCCGTCTTCCGCGATCAAGGGGCGCCCCTCACGCAACCAATGCAACTCTGCGGGCTCCCCGCGATCGTTACGAATGGCAAGGCCGAACGCCTCGCCCCTTTCATAGAGCCGCCGCGTGAGATTAAGGAGAAGATCCGAAATCGACTGGTAGTCGTTGGGCTTGCGAAGGATGCGCGTGAGCGCAGAAGTGGTGACCCTGTCACGACCTCCATCCGGCGACGTCTTCCAGTGATCGCCAGGGCACATAGCAACGGTCTGCGCATACGCCGATATGCAAGCCTCGACCATCGCGCTGCTTTGCCCATATGGGTTAAGCGAATAGCCCATTTGCCACCAGTTGAGAAAGCGGCCGGCAGTCGCCGACAGCCACCCGTTCGAAAGCGCGTACGGGCCAGGACGGAATTCACCTTCCTTGGCGCGCGTCGCGGACGAAGGGAGGATACGGGTGAGCCAGTTGGCCATGGTCTTCAGCGGGTCTTGTAGGTGGCGTCGTTGTTTTCAGCCTTGACCTCGCGATTGCGAAATCGACCTTCCTTGATCGCATCCAGGTCAGCCTGGGTCGGATAAGGTCCGTCAGAGGTGGCCGGCTTTGCTTTGGCCTTCGTAACCGGTTCCGCCGAGGTCTTATTTTCTTCAGATACGATCTCGTCGGCCTTGTCCTGTGTCGGAACAGGCTTTTCGATCTTCGTCGTGCTCTTCATAACGGCTCTCCTTGAGGAATGGTGTGAGGCGATAGCGCCTCACACCTCGTTGAGAAATCAGGCGCTGTACGACCAGTCCGCGCCGTCGATCCACTGCACCATGCCGGCCCGGCGCATTGCCCAGGTGATGTCCATCAGCATGCGCAGGGCGATGCTGGCGGTCTGGAACATCGAAATAACGGGGGCGGCAACGACGTTCGGCGATCCAGCCGTGCTGATCTGCGCCGGCGAGGTATCCTCGGCGTGGAAAACCGCCTCCTCGCTGACGTCGAAAACCGGCTGATCGTCGGCCGAGGTCGCAAAGTCGGCGGCATCGATCATGATCAGGCGACCGGCCGGGACATTGACGGACGAGATCGGGGTGATGCCGGAATCGGTGAGGATCTGTCGCATCGAACCCATCCGATCGTCGGGACCCGGAACGAACGTGAGCTTGCGGGCCTCACGCTTGTTCATCAGCAGTACGAGCTGCCGGCCGGCCTTGGCAGTGTCGAAAGGTGCCGCCAGAGTGTCGATATCCTGCATGATTGCTGCCCATCCGCCATCGGTCGATGCTGCAAGGGCGGATACGCCGTTCAGCAGGCCGGCGGGGCGGGTCGTCGATCCGGCGGAAGTGTCGATCAGCAACGTATCGATCGTCTCTGCCGTGTCGTTGCGGATCTCCTGCCGCAACAGGTTTTCGATCTGCGGCGTCGAATAGGCGGCCATTTCCTTGGTGAAGTAGGAAATGACGCCCATCTTGTGCGGGTTGAGCGTGGTGCTGGTCAGCCCAAACCGACGAACCGGGATCGGGGCGCCCTCGGCGACAAACGAACCGCTGATGGACGGGATTGCCGCGCGGGACGGGATTTTGACAGCGCCGCGCCCGGGACCGAACTGCAGGTTGGCGCCGAGAGAAGCGAGGCGGGGATAAAAGGAGATGTCGCGAAGCGTTTCGAGAAACGCGACGGTTTCCGTCTCGACGAGCTCCATTGCCCACCCTTGGACAGTGGTCTTTGCCGGATCAACGGCGGCACGAACGAAGATGTTCGTCGCCTCGTGATCGCGGTACCGCTCTTCCAGAACGCTGATCGGGTTGCTGTTAGTAAGCTTGGCAAGAGTCGCGCAGACAGCCGCCCTGATCACCAGGTCCCCGGGCTTCGGCTCCCGTTCCCGGATACCAAGAGGACGGCGCACGGCCGGGGTCTTGGGCTTACCGTTGTCGTCACGCTGTCCGGCAGAGGCGCCGAGTTCACGCTCCGCATCCTTGAGGGAGGTGAGCCGCGCCTGGCGCTCCTTCATCTCGTCCTTCAGTGCGTCGGCCCGCTCCATATCATAGTCATCCTGACCGATATGTTCCTGATATGCGTCACGAGCGGTATTGTATGCAGTCTGCGCATCGGCGATGCGCTGTGCGAGAGTGGTCATGTTTTTTGCTTTCGGTAACGGCTGAACGCCCTCACGGGTGCGCTTCATGTCCGCATTGCTTGGATCGGCATGCTCGCCGGGAGACACGATCCTGCGGCCTTCATCGGCATGCTCGCCAAAGGCCAATTCAATCGTGGATTGGGAAATGTTGAGCGACCTCGCCTTCGCGAGCGCGTTGGTGTTGGATGGAACCGACACGAGCGAAACCTCGTGCAATTCCTGCTTCTCGTAATCAAATTCGCTCTTTCCGGGCGTTCCAAATTCCAGGACGCTGAAGCCGACGGAAACCGCCCGTAGAATACCCTGCTCAACAAGCTTTCGGAGTTCGTCGATACGCGGGCTGGTTCCGTCATCGGCGAGCACCAGCTTGCCGACAAGCCGTTTCCCATCGATCCGAACATCCTCCCATCTACCGATCGGGAAACCGCCGGAATGACCGAATAGTGCGATGGGATTCCGCTTGAACGCAGTCAGATCCCATCCTGCCGGATTAATGCGCGTGCCGTGGCGGTCAAGGCTCCCATCCGAAATAACGAATTCAGTTCCGGCGCCCTCTCGGACGACGGTTCGATGCAGGATTTCCATGTTTGATCTCCTTGTCAGCCTACCATGGCCGAGACGTCCAGAACCGCCGATGCCACAGGATTGAAATCCATCAGGGAGACGGCGTTGAAGGTTGCGATCAACGGATCGATTTTTGCCGTACCGGCCGCGGCCTTCTCGATTTTCCAGTTGCTCCCAGCTAAGACGGCCTTGGCGTTTCCGACGCACCAATTCATCATTGGCAAATCCGCATGGACTAAAGTCCCTTCACGAAGACGCCATTCGGTCGTCAATATTGCCGAGGAAAGCCTGACACCCTGCGAAACCCCGATGATCGGACCGTTCTGTTCGGAGGTATGAATACCCCTCATTTCCAGCTCAGAAATGACCGTTTTTGTTCCCCAGGCATCGAACCCGATTCCGGCGCGCTCCGGTAATTTTCCGCTGAGGAATATTTCCTCAATCTTATCGGCGAGAGCGACAACCACTTCCGTAAGCGTAGGAAGAACCGTTAGGGTCTGATCATCCTCGAAATCATTCAGCGTTGCCGCGATCGACTTTCTGGTTTCCTCCACGGACGGCACGGCCCAAGCATGGTTCCAAAGAAGCCAACGTTTCGCGCCGATTTCCCTGCCTATGATGGCAAGGCCAAGAAGGTCGTCAGTGCCTCCCATGTCAACTCCGACCGTCACGACCTCAGACCGTCTAAGCAGTTCCGAAAGGTCGGCAATAGTCGGAAAGGCCGCCGCCTCCCAATAATCCGCGCCGCGCCACCGGTCAGCGAAATTGCCCATGCCGATCTGCACATTGAAGTGCTGCGAGGCGATCAGGGCAAGCTGCGCCTTGCCTTCCCGTTCCGCCTTGGTGATCTCGTCGGCCAGGAACCCTTCATCGACGGACCGGTTCAGGTTCGGGTTGACGAGAGCCCATGTCTCGGGCTTCATCCATCCACCGTTTTCCGACATCCGGATCGGCAGCTCGTAAAGCACCGGAAGCAGGGGAAGAGACAGCTTTCCGTCCCTGACCTCGCGTGCAATGTCCAGTTCCGCCTTGAACACCCCGGCTGGCGGCTTCTTGGACTGCGTCGTGATCTGGATCAAAAACCCGTCCGGACGCGATGCGAGCGAACCGCGGATCTCGACGAAGATGTCGGCTGCATTCGCCCTGGTCGCGAAGACATGGGTTTCGTCGATCAGGATGTAGGTTGCCTTGGATCCGGTGATCGTATCGGCTTCTGCGGCTTTGATCATAATCACCGCGCGGGAAATGCGGTGCGTCAGGGTCCGCTGGTGAACCTGCGGATGAAAAAGCTTCACCAACTCCTTGTCGAGACGAATGATGCCGTGCGCCTGCTTGAAGGCGATGTCGGCAATTTTCTTGGTCGGTGCGATCATCAGCAGTTCGGCTTCAGGACGCTGATTGAGAATCGCCGCGGTGACCATGATGGCTGCCGCAATGCTGGACTTGCCGTTCTTCTTCGGGATGAGCAGGAAAAATTCCCTGATCATCCGCCGTTTTGTTTCCGGATCGTAGGATCCGAAGATCGCCCTTACGAGGCTGAAGGTCCACTCGTCGCAGACCTCGCCGTACGTCGGGTTACCGAAAACATCCGGCACCCGCAGGCGCTTGAATATCCTGAGCGCCCGTTCCGCTTCCTTGTCGAAAAGCGGCAGATCCGGCACGAGCGGCAACCGGTTTATGATCCGGTCTTCCCAGTCCGGACAAGCCGTGACCCAGCGGCTTTGAAACTGGCCGCTAGAAACGTGTACCGACATTACTGAACCGTGGTGCGGAAGCGAAGATCATCGCCCCACTCGCTGTCCTCGCCGGCTGTCTCCGCCTCGATCGCCGCCATCTCCTTCTTGCCGAGCGGCTTTTCCGGCTTTTGCTCCTCCGGTCGGTCGTCGCGATAAGCATCCTGCGTCAGTTTCAGGTCGCTGGCGTCGATCATGCGGCCAAGCTCCTTGAAGGCGGCGACATTACCCTCCTTCGCAAGTTCCCATGCCAACTCGTATCGGGCAGCATCGAGCCTGTCGCGGGCAACCTCGCGAGCCCGAAGCTCCTGAAAATAATTCTTCCGCAAAGTCGGCTGGGTTATGCCTAGCGCCGATGCGATCCGGGCGTTCGTCCAGCCGAGCGCTAGCAACAGTATGACTTTGTTGCGATTTTTTACAGTTGCGATATGCGCTGGACGCCCCCTCTTGCCCCATCCCTCCGGAATAGGGTCACCAAGGAGGTCGAAATTCTGGCTCACGAGAAAAAAATCTCCAAATGAG